ACCAGAAGTATACCACTCGTAATGTGATTCTAGGACCGAGGGCGAAAGAGCATCTTGCTCTGAATGAGGATCATCAATAATAAGTAAATCGGCACCACGACCAGTAATAGCACCACCGACACCAGCAGCAAAGTACTCGCCGCCATGATTAGACTCCCAACGTCCAGCAGCTTTTGAATCAGCCGCAAGGGTGACGTGTGGAAAAACTTTTTCATACTCTGTTGATTCTATCAGGTTCTTGGCCTTACGTCCAAATCTGATTGCTAATTCACCTGTGTGAGTTGTTTGAATAAGCTTGGCTTTTGGATGGCGGCCCATGAAGAACGCCGGAAATAAATGCGAAGCAAATTCTGATTTTGTATGTCTTGGTGGCATATTGACAATAAGTCTTTTAAGCTCACCACTCGCAATACGATTTAGCTTCTCTGCATATATCTTATGATGCTTACCTTCTACAAACTCAGGCCAAACCTGTTTAACAAAAGTCATGAAATCGCCTTGCGCTTTTTCACGTTTTTCCTCCAGTGCATTTTTAAGAATCAACTTCAGCGTATTCGTATCTAAGGATTCTAATTTAGAAACATTTTCCATTTTTTAAAAATTTTTTAGGGACTCCAATTATAACGTTTTTATACATGATTGTCACCCTTAGACTTACCTGAATATAAAAATAAGCATGCTTTCGAAAAAAAGGGGGGTTACCCCCGTCGTTTTATATCAGGTCGCGAAAGTTAGCGGGCGCGAGCGCAAGCGAGCGTAGGATGCCCGGGCGCCGCCTGCGACATATTGTCGCATGTGACATAATGCCCGGGCAAGTTATCCACAGGATATCCACAACTAATGTGCATTGTTGCAATAATACAACAACATTTAATATCTAACTATGATACAAGGTAGATAGAAATAGAAAGAGGTAAATATGACTAAATCAGAATTCAAACGTAGAGTTGGAATGGGTTTCTTCTCTTGCGAATGGGTTAATAATGCTGGTAGTATTTCTAAAGTTAAGAGAGGTATTCTTGGTGGTTATGCATGGCGACATACTAACAATCCAGTTCCAACCAATGTTAAAGAACATAACGATTATGTTCTAGCATTTAGAGTTGGAAGTGGATTACTTCCTGAACATAGACGTTGGGCTAATATTAATCCATTAACTATTAAAAAGATTAATGGTCAAAATGTTTAAGACTATTTTCGAATTTACTGTGTTTGTGGCGACTATTGTCGCCATTTACTATTTTACTGTTATCATCTGTGCATTTAGCGACAGATGTTCAAACTATTATTTTGCAGGAGTATAAAATGGCAAAAGATTTAATTACTATGAACAACGTCAATATCCAACCATTAATGGAGTCATTAGTGGAATTGGTTAAAGACAAGAAAGCGACAGGAGAATTAGATGACTTGATTAATGCTAAACTACCTGAAAAAACATCAGCTGATTGGAAACTAATCTGTGGTGTTTTATGTAATTCAGTCGTTGAGTGGGTTGCTACTAACAAAGATGAGCCAGTTGAATCATTGGACTTATTAAAGCACTTACAATCTGACATTGGATACATAATGAAAAGATTGGGGTTAAGTTAAACCTCTTTCTAATAACTTAACTTCGACAAAGGGCGATTTATTCGCCCTTTTTTTATGCCTTGACATCAGCATCTCTGAAGGAAGACACGCCCGGGCAGCAGGTAGACAACTAAATCAATGATATTTGTATGGAGTTTGGGAGTTTGGGGAGTTTAGGAGTTTGAGGCAAGAGCCGAATAACTCCGTTTATCTTGCCTCATGCTGTCTTAGTCAATGCAAAAGTTATTCAACTTCCGTAGCAATACTAACACATGACATCATTATATCATCAAATGTAATCCATCTCAAACCTTTCTTTCTTTTTCTTGTGGATAACCCATCATGGTACGAATCCAGTCAGGGAACTCCCGGCGCGCCCGGTGCGTTACGGGCCCAGCTCCACGAACCACGTAAGATGGTTCAATTGGGAGTTTGGGAGTTTAAGGGAGTTTAAAACACTGATGACACCACAAAATATAGGATCATGACTATCACGACCCACTTGATAGGTATCAGTAATCCAAGTATTCAGTCCATTCTAATCCTTTCTTCTTTCTAGCTGCAGCAGCTCCTGCATCCTGGTTATATACGCCTTCAGGATCCGGAAGTCAAGAGCCCGGGCAAAATATTTTCCCAGTTTTCCTACCTTTTATTCCGAAGGAAGCACAGGAAGTCCCGGCGCGCCCGGTGCGTTCCAGCTCACGGCAAAACGGCAGACTTCTGCGGTTTTTTACATAAGGGAGTTTGGGAGTTTGACGAAGATGCCCGGCGCCCGCTGCGGGCCCGGGGAAACTTATCCACAGGTTATCCACAGTTTATCCACTAGGGAGTTTGGGGAGTTTGAACACTCCCCAAACCTATGGGTTAATTGTTTGTTTCTGGCTCTCCAAAGAGCTGACCATACATTTTGTCTAAAGGACTTCGAGGCTCTGCCTCAACTTCCATGTGTGCTTTCTCCACACGATTTGCATTGCGTGTCATAACAGGAACAACCCCATCATAATGATCTGCAATCCTATTTAATATAGTAGTGTTTTCTTCTAAGGCATTAGCAATCTTATCTAATACTCTTATTAAATCTTGATCCATAGTTTACTCCGATCTATTTCTAATGGTACGAAGTGTCTTTAAACACAGAAGTTATATTATCCCACTTCGTACCTATGTTTAAACGTGCCTTATTATAACATTTCCGAATCACGAAGTATATAGCTAGTTCAAATTAATTGTGGATAACTTTTCCGAGCTTCACGGAACTTGGACATCTACCCAACTGGTATGAATACGCTCTGACCGGGAACTCCCGGCGCGCCCGGTGCGTGAGCTGCAGGTGCGAGGCTCTCGCAGAAAGGTTAGTTATTCTAAGGAGTTTGGGAGTTTGAACACCAGCTCCTGGTTCCGGGGCCCGGGCTGATGCGTGGCGCATGACCATTAAAAAGTTAAGGTTTATAAGGAGTTTGGGAGTTTGAACTTGACAGGAGGAAGGTTCCGCGCCGGGCGCCCGGTGCTCCAGGACCGCGGCCCTCGGACCAAGAAGATTTAACTATAGGGAGTTTGGGAGTTTGAGGAGTTTGACAAAATCGAGGTCCGTGAGACTTCCCTCATATAACCCGGGCACTTGGAACACGTTCTTTTCGCCGAGGTCCTTGGTTTTACAGCCGTGAAACAATTTGACTGTGCCACTGACAGGCAAGCTAACTAAGATATAAGATGGTGCTCCTGCCAATGCATGACGCATATTCCAGGCAATTTGAAATGGTGATAACACCACTTTATTACTACTTTGGGCGACCTTCAATTCTAATGTGAAGAAACCTACATCTTTATGAAATATTAAACAATCTGGGAATCCTGGCGTAACGTAACTTTCAAGGCGTGAAACAATATAATTACCACCCTCTAATAACGTCTTTACATTCTTCCAAAAATTTGTCTCCGTTTTTACGGTCATACTTCTTCTTGTTTTTTATCACCCTCTGGTGATACTTCGGTGACGTCTTTAAGTCCTTCGCTATTGGATTTCTTTTCGACCGAAATGATAGTTTGATTTCCTTCTTTTTTAAATTCACCTGTTAATCCTAACTCTTTTAATTGTTTTAAAACGTCGTCTCTAGACATAGAGTCAATAGAACCCGTTCTGATTTCTTTTCTATCGATGTACAATCCTGCAGCCTGCCCCCGCAACCGCTCAGCATTAACAGCAGCAGAATAAGACTTTTCAGACAAAGACTTCTCACGCAATCTCGCCAACTCTTGTACATGTTTATTTAATTTAACCTCGTGTGTCTTCTCAATTTCAGCTCTGCGTGCAATTACAGCTTCTACTACTCTTGGAAATCTTTTACCATTTAATAATTCAGATGCTGTTGTATTAGCTCTATCCTCCTTGTACCCAGCTTGTCTTGCACACTCTGTTGGTGTCAATCTACCTTCATTCTCAGCATATATCTTTACAAACACGCGTTGTTTATCTGTCAATCCATCATCACGGATTGGATACTTTTTTGCCATATTTGTGGCACCACTTGTGGCACCACTTAATCTTTTATCTACCATGCTGTACCCCGCAGTATAGTTGAGTTTTTACTCATTTTATTTTCTAAAAAACAAAAAAGTGCCTTGCGTTGTCTAGAGTAGTGACACATAGGTGCCACAACATAAGTCATTGAATTATATAGTTTAATCACCAATTGTGTCACTGTGGCACCAGTTTTGATCCCGGTAACAAAATAAAAAAAACTTTTGAGCAAATATATCACTATAGATGCCACATTACAAAATATAAATTGACCGATTTCTGCCA